AGTATATTCTGCGTGCTAATCGTTCGACGTTAGTCCGTGGAGTGAGCTTCTATTAGAGTCGTTAACACGTTTGAATAATTTCTACTGAAAGGAGTAGAAGAAAGGAGATTCATTCCCAATGGCAACAAAGGGGATGAATAAGTCTCGGGCTCGATCCCGAGGCGTCAATATGGTAGCGGCTAGAGTGAAGAACCTAGCCGTTAAAGTAAAAAACAAAACAAAACAAAGTGCAAGAGGTTTGCGAGGGTTCCTCTTGTTTCTAGTGGCCCAAATTTTCTGGGCTAGAAAACTAACCCCGCAGGTTAAAAGATTGTGGAGAATGGTGGACAAAGTGCAAGGTCTCCGGATCCTGAAGAACATTAGGAACATCGTTACCAATCTGATGAAGGGACTGGCTGGTCGCAAGAAAAAGCGAAGCTTGACAGTACCCTTGGTCCTTTTGCTGATTCCACTGATTGCTTACTCAGCTACTGTCACCCGTCAACGCGGATTGGGGCTTTTGCTCAACGTCACTTTTGCTGACGTTGGGAAGACCTATGAGGTTGAGGGGGGCAATTGCTCTGTCAACACTTTGGATGCGGGCAAATGGTGTGAAGATTATGTGGAGTATGAGTGCGTCACTCTCTCTGAGGGTGAAGAGCCTGACGACCTGGATTGTTGGTGCTACGGAGTGGACAATGTCCGTGTCACCTATGGAAGATGCAAGAGTGGTGGTTCACGAAGATCGAGGCGCTCTGCCGTCATAACTCCACATGTAGACAAAGGACTTACTACTAGACAGGAAAAGTGGCTGCCCACAAAGATTGGAGAACAGCAACTGCAGAAAGTGGAAAAATGGATTATGAGGAATCCTCTCTATGCACTTGGGGCGGTGGCTTTAGCATACTTTGTTGGCACATCAAATGTGCAGAGGGTAGTTATTGCCATCTTGCTTCTTGGCATTGGACCAGCTTATTCAACACACTGCTTAGGAATTCCAAAAAGGGACTTCATAAGGGGACTTGATGGAAACACCTGGGTGTCAGTGGTTTTAGAACAGGGCAGCTGCGTGACTTTGATAGCCGACAACAAGCCATCAGTAGATATTTGGCTGAGTTCCATAGTGGTTGATACGCCAACTCTTGTGAGGAAAGTTTGCTATGCGAGCTCTGTGACTGGATCGAAAGCAACTGGAGCCTGTCCAACTATGGGAGACGCCCACATGTCTGAAGAAGGAAATGAAGAATGGGAATGCAAAAGATCATACTCGGACCGAGGATGGGGTAACGGTTGTGGGCTTTTTGGTAAAGGAAGCATTGTGGCATGCGCAAAATTTTCATGCACACATGAAATGGAGGTTTATCAGATAGATGCCACTAAGATTGAATATACCATCAGTGCCCAAGTTCACTCGGGAGCCAAGAAAGATGATTGGGAAAATCACACAAAATTGGTGACTTTTGTTCCGACCACAGGAACATCAACTGTTGCTTTTACAGGCTATGGAAACTTTGGCTTAGAGTGTCACGTTCAGATGATGGTGGACCTCAGCAATTCCTATCTGGTGAAAGTAGGAACTGATGCCTGGCTGGTCAACAAACAATGGGTTCACGATATTACTCTCCCATGGCAGAGTGGAACAGGAGGACATTGGAGAGACAAGCATTTCATGGTTGACTTTGAAGAACCACATGCAGTCACTATGAAGGCGTTGGTCCTGGGTAGCCAAGAAGGGGCTCTTAGAACAGCTCTGTCTGGTGCAATGGTTGTGGAACTAAATTCTAATAGATATTCCCTTAAAGGAGGTCATGTGACGTGTAAGGCGTACATGAACAATCTCATCCTGAAAGGTTCAACCTACTCAATGTGCAAAAGAGGGATGTCCTTTGCTAAGCAACCAGTTGAGACAGACCATGGAACAGCAGTGATGCAGATAAAAGTTACAACTGGAGCTCCGTGCAGAATTCCAGTGATTGCAGCAGATTCCATGGCGGGAACAGAAAACCGTGGAAGCGTCATCACAACCAATCCTATTGCTGCGTCAAACAATGATGAAGTGTTGGTGGAGATCAGTCCACCATTTGGAGAGAGTTACATCATCGTTGGTAATGGAGATGATAAACTTACATACCACTGGCAAAGATCAGGAAGCACCATCGGGAATCTGTTCACAGAGACAATGAAAGGAGCCCAACGCATGATTATCACAGGTGAGCACTCGTGGGACTTTGGCTCAACCGGAGGATTTTTCTCATCCATTGCAAAAGCTGTGCACACAGTCTTTGGTGCTGCCTTCCATGCAATTTTTGGTGGTCTCAGTTGGATAACCAAGATATTGATTGGAGGGTTGCTCATCTGGCTGGGTCTCAACTCTCGGAGTAGTTCAATGTCAATGGGCTTCATATGCATTGGAGCCTTGCTGCTTGTGCTGGCCACAGGAGTTGGAGCAGAAGTGGGTTGCTCCTTGAGTTGGAAGCAACGTGAAATGAAATGTGGGGATGGTGTTTTTGTCTTTAAGGATTCTGATGATTGGTTTTCCAAATACCAGTACATTCCAGAAGATCCAAAAACAATGGCCACCTTGATTCATCAAGCCCACCAGGATGGACTATGTGGTTTGAGTTCTGTCAGCGACCTGGAACATCGAATGTGGTATTCTAGAGTCGACGAGATAAACGCCATCTTGGATGAAAATGAAGTGGATCTCACAGTGGTTGTCCAAGAATCAGATGCCGTGTACCTGCGAGGATCGCATGCTTTCCCTCGGCCAAAAAGTGAATTGAAGTATGGATGGAAGACTTGGGGAAAAAACATCATCTTTAATCCATCTAGAAAAAATGGTACATTCATCATTGATGGAAAAAGTAAAGCAGAATGCCCCTTCAACAAGAGAGTGTGGAACTCAATACGGGTTGAGGAGTTTGGCACAGGAGTTTACCAGACAAGAGTCTTCATGAGACCGGAATTTGATTACACCAAACTGTGTGACACGGGAACTTTGGGAGCTGCTGTTAAAGGTAGCGTTTCAGCTCACGGAGACCCCATGTTCTGGATGGAATCAGAAGAGATCAATGGCACATGGATGATCACGACCTTGGAAGCATTAAATTACCGTGAGTGTGAATGGCCTAGTTCACACACACTGGATGGAGCAAAAGTGGTGGAATCAGACATGTTCATGCCCAGGAGCCTTGCTGGACCCATCAGCAAGCACAACCACATTCCAGGATACAAGGTGCAAACTAGTGGCCCATGGCACAATGTCCCACTTGAAATAAAAAGAGAAGAGTGCCCAGGCACCACTGTTGTGGTAGATGAGAAGTGCGATGATAGAGCAAAGTCAGTAAGATCAACAACAGATAGTGGAAAGATCATACCTGAATGGTGCTGCCGCAGTTGCACCATGCCTCCAGTGAGTTTCTGGGGGCCTGACGGCTGCTGGTATTCCATGGAAGTTAGGCCAAAACACACCAATGAAGCACATCTGGTGAAATCCTGGGTTGTTGCTTCCAAAGGAGATGTTGACCCTTTTTCTCTGGGGCTTCTCATGTTGTTTCTCTGCAGCGACATGTTCCTGATGAAGAGGTTCTCCATGAGAGCTATTCTAGTTGGGAGTCTGGTCATGCTGGGAGCGATGACATTGGGGAGCCTGAGTTATCTGGATCTCCTAAGGTATGCCATAACAGTTGGAATGTACATGGCTGAGATAAACAGTGGAGGAGATGTCACACATCTGGCTCTGCTAGCGGTTTTTCGGGTGCGGGCTGGCTTTGTTAGCATGCTGGCCCTAAAACGACTTTGGAGCCCTAGAGAGGGATTTGTGGCAACATGTGGAATTGTCATGGTCCAGCTTGCATTAGGAGACATATTGTCAACTGACATCATGGAATGGCTGAATGCGGCCGGTATGGCAGTGCTCATCATCAAATCAATTGTTGAACCTAAACGGTGTAATGCTGTGTTGCCTTTGCTTTGCTTGCTGACCCCACTGACTGTGGCCGAAATACAAAGGGCAGTGATGTTTGTCTGTTCCATTGTGATTTTTGTCACAGTTTGGCAGACTGACAGCGTCTCAACCAGAAAAACCATCCCCTTGGTTGCTCTGACTGTTTGCTCTTTCTTCAAATGGACTAGCCCCTTTTTAGGCATAGTTTGCTATCTTGCATTCACACGCCTTCCCCAGCGATCTTGGCCTCTTGGAGAGACCATGGCTGCTGTTGGGCTGGTTGGAGTGCTTGCTGGCATGGGACTGAAGGACATGAACGGAATGCTTGGACCAGTGGCCGTTGGTGGAGTGTTACTAATTGTAATGAGTCTTTCAGGAAAGGTTGATGGGCTGGTAATCAAGAAAGTGGCTGACGTGACCTGGGATGAGGATGCTGAGATTAGTGGAGCATCACACCGTTATGATGTGGAACAAACTGACACAGGTGAGTTCAAGTTACGAAATGAAGAACCCGCCCCCTGGATTCAGGTGGCTGTCTTGACAATAGCTATCCTTAGTGCAGCCACACATCCTGCTTGTCTTGCCGTGGTCACAATTGGCTGGTTTGCCTGGCAAAAGACAACAACCCGCAGCGGCGTGCTGTGGGACATACCAACAGTTGTCCCTCCAGAGGAGGTCAGTTATCTGGAAGATGGAGTCTACACTATCAACCAAAACAGCTTCTTGGGCCTTGCTCAGAAAGGAGTGGGTGTGGTGAAGGATGGAGTGTTCCATACCATGTGGCATGTGACCCGTGGAGCTTTTTTGCTCCATGCAGGAAAAAGAATGACTCCATCATGGGCAAATGTGAAAGAGGATCTCATTTCTTATGGTGGTGGCTGGAAGCTAGATGCCAAATGGGACGGTTCTGAAGAAGTGCAGCTTATAGCTGTGTCCCCTGGAAAAGTTCCTGTGAATGTGCAAACCACGCCCAGTGTTTTCCAACTGAAAAACGGAAAAGAAATAGGAGCCGTTAATCTTGACTATCCTAGCGGTACCTCTGGCTCACCAATATTAAACAAAAATGGAGATGTCATTGGCCTATATGGAAATGGAATATTGATTGGAAATAACACCTACGTCTCGGCGATTGCACAAAGTGACAGCGTGGAGGAAGGGGGAACTGAACAGCTCCAAGACATTCCAACAATGTTAAAAAAGGGGATGCTTACAGTCCTAGACTTCCATCCAGGAGCTGGCAAGACACGCATTTACCTTCCACAAATCTTAAAAGAATGTGAAAAGCTTAAATTGAAGACCTTGGTATTGGCTCCCACACGAGTCGTTCTCAGTGAAATGCGAGAGGCCATGCCAAAGATGAGCATCAAGTACCACACGCAAGCATTCTCTAACACAAGCACCGGAAAGGAAATTATTGATGCCATGTGCCATGCCACTCTGACCCATCGCATGTTAGAGCCAACCAGAGTCACCAATTGGGAAGTCGTGATAATGGATGAGGCCCATTTTATGGACCCGGCCAGTATTGCAGCAAGAGGTTGGGCAGCCCACAGATCCAGGGCTCGGGAGTGTGCCACCATATTCATGTCAGCTACCCCTCCTGGGACAAGCAATGAATTTCCAGAGTCAAATGGCATGATTGAAGACGTCAAGAAAGATGTTCCCTCTGAACCATGGACAAAAGGGCATGAATGGATTTTAGAGGACAGACGCCCTACTGCTTGGTTTCTCCCCTCCATCAGGATAGCCAATTCTATCGCAAACTGCCTCCGTAAGGCTGACAGAACAGTGGTGGTGCTGAATAGAAAGACCTTTGAAAAAGAGTATCCCACAATAAAGTCAAAAAAGCCTGACTTCATACTGGCCACTGATATAGCTGAAATGGGAGCCAACTTGAAAGTGGAGCGAGTCATCGACTGCCGCACAGCTTACAAGCCAATTTTGGTTGATGATGCCACGAAAGTCATGGTCAAAGGGCCCCTGCGCATATCAGCCTCATCAGCTGCACAGCGGCGTGGAAGGATTGGGAGAGATCCCAACAGAGACACTGACACCTACATTTATGGAGACTCAACAACTGAGGACAATGGGCACTATGTCTGTTGGACAGAAGGTTCAATGCTCTTGGACAATATGGAAATCAGGAACGGCATGATCGCCCCGTTATACGGAGTGGAAGGCACCAAAACAACAACAAGTCCGGGAGAAACACGACTAAGAGAAGACCAACGGAAAGTGTTCCGAGAGCTGGTCAAGAGACTTGACATGCCGGTTTGGTTTTCATGGCAGGTCGCGAAGGCAGGTCTCAAGGTGCAGGACAGAAGCTGGTGTTTTGATGGTGAGGATGACAACACCTTACTTAATGACAATGGAGAGCCAATTTTAGCCAGAAGCCCAGGAGGAGCCAAAAAACCGCTGAAGCCCCGCTGGGTCGACACCAGGGTATGCAGTGACAATGCATCATTAATTGATTTTATCAAATTTGCTGAAGGCCGACGTTCTGCTAGCGGGATTTTGTTAGGCTTGCAAGGATTTCCTGAATTTCTGTCTGGGAAAATGCGGGAAGCGATCGACACAGTAACAGTCCTATACACTAGTGACACTGGAAGTAGAGCCTACAAACACGCACTAGCAATGATGCCCGAAGCTACAACAATTTTCCTACTGGTGATGCTGGCTATCATTTGTACATCTGGGGTCATCATGTTTTTTTTGGCTCCAAAAGGACTAAGCAGGATGTCAATGGCAATGATGACAATGCTGGTGTCTGCCTATCTTATGTCATTGGGAGGAATGAACCCTGTCCAGATTTCTTGTGTCATGTTGGTATTTTTCATTTTCATGGTGGTGCTAATTCCAGAACCGGGCACACAGAGATCTACCTATGACAATCAAATCATCTACTTGTTGGTAGGGGTGCTGAGCTTAATTCTCTTAGTGGCCGCAAATGAAATGGAACTGCTGGAAAAAACAAAAAGGGATATTTTTGGAGCTGTGGTGGTCGAGGAGGCTAAAAGATGGACATTTCCTGAGTTCGACCTACGCCCAGGAGCAGCCTGGACTGTCTACGTCGGGCTTGTTACTCCTGGTAACCCCATGCTCCACCATTGGATAAAAATTGATTACGGGAACATTTCTCTGTCTGGCATAACACAAAATGCACAGGTGCTGGGACTCATGGATAGAGGCATACCCTTCATCAAAATGAACATGTCAGTGGTCATTCTCCTCCTGAGTGCATGGAATGGAATAACTCTGCTACCACTTTTCGCAGGTATGGGAGCAGCTGCACTCCATTGGGGTTTCATCCTACCGGGACTCCGAGCACAGGCCGCTAAAGCTGCACAAAAAAGAGTTTACCATGGGGTGGCAAAGAATCCAGTGGTTGATGGGAATCCAACAGTGGATATTGATGATGCTCCTGGCATGCCGGCCATGTATGAAAAGAAATTGGCCTTGGTGATTTTGCTGGCGCTTTCAATCTTGAACTTGGTTTTGACCAGAACCCCCTTTGCAACGGCTGAAATGGTTGTGCTAGGCTCAGCGGCGGTAGGACCACTCATTGAGGGCGACACCAATGCTTATTGGAATGGACCTATTGCTGTAGCGTTTTCAGGATTGATGAGAGGAAACTACTATGCAACCATTGGACTTGCCTACAATGGATGGTTGGCCAAACAGACAAGGAGAGGCAAAGCAGCTGGAGTGACCCTGGGGGAAGTTTGGAAGAGGCAGCTGAACATGTTAGGGAAACAAGAATTTGAGAGGTACAAAGTGCCAGACATTACTGAAGTGGACCGGACCGCAGCTAGGCGTTACCTGAAAGAAGGACGAACAGATGTGGGAATCAGCGTCTCTCGAGGAGCAGCCAAAATCAGATGGCTTCACGAGCGCGGCTACCTCAGAATCACAGGACGTGTCCTGGACCTTGGATGCGGACGCGGTGGATGGTCATATTACGCTGCCGCGCAGAAGGAAGTCATGAGCGTCAAAGGTTACACACTAGGAATTGAGGGTCATGAGAAACCAATCCACATGCAAACATTGGGATGGAACATTGTCAAGTTCAAAGATAAGTCAAATGTGTTCACCATGCCAACTGAACCAAGTGACACCTTACTCTGTGACATAGGTGAGTCTTCATCAAATCCCTTGGTTGAGAGGGACAGGACCATGAAAGTGTTGGAAAATTTTGAACGATGGAAACACGTGAACACAGAAAATTTTTGTGTCAAAGTGTTGGCTCCCTATCATCCAGATGTGATTGAGAAGCTGGAAAGACTGCAATTGAGGTTTGGTGGTGGAATTGTGAGGGTTCCATTTTCCAGAAATTCGACTCATGAAATGTACTACATATCAGGAGCCCGGAATAACATCACTCACATGGTCAACACAACATCAAGGAGTTTGCTAAGAAGAATGACTCGGCCTAGTGGGAAAGCCATCATAGAAGGGGACGTGTTTCTTCCCACTGGAACGCGAAGCGTTGCCAGTGAAGCGGGCACCATAGACCATGAGGCGCTCAAGCTCAGAGTTGACCAGATTAAGGCAGAGTACTCAAAGACTTGGACACATGATTCAAACCACCCATATCGAACATGGCATTATCTAGGAAGTTACCTATGCAAGGCAACTGGCAGTTCATCTTCAATGATCAATGGCATTGTCAAAATGCTGTCGATGCCATGGGACAAATTCGAATCTGTGACTCTTCTGGCCATGACTGACACAACCCCGTTTGGGCAGCAAAGGGTGTTTAAAGAGAAAGTGGACACAAAAGCCCCGCCTCCACCTCCAGGAACACGTGCGATCATGCGTGTTGTCAATGCTTGGTTGTTCCAACACCTCGCTCGTAAGAAGAAGCCCCGCATTTGCACGCGTGAAGAGTTTGTGGCCAAAGTTCGTAGCCATGCCGCCCTTGGAGCGTATCTCGAAGAGCAGGACAAATGGAAGAGTGCAAGTGAGGCTGTCCAGGATCCACAGTTCTGGAAACTGGTTGATGATGAGAGGAAGCTGCATCTGCAAGGCCAATGCCGGACATGTGTGTACAACATGATGGGGAAACGTGAAAAGAAACCCTCTGAATTTGGCAAAGCAAAGGGAAGCAGGGCGATCTGGTACATGTGGCTAGGAGCTAGATTCCTTGAGTTTGAAGCACTGGGATTCTTAAATGAAGACCACTGGGTGTCCCGAGAGAACTCAGGGGGAGGGGTGGAAGGAACAGGCTTACAGTACCTTGGCTACATACTGAAGGAACTGGGTGGCAAAACAGGAGGAAACATGTATGCAGATGACACAGCCGGATGGGACACAAGGATCACGGAAGAAGACCTGGAGGATGAGCAAGAGATTCTAAAATACATGGATGAAAAACACAAAAAACTGGCTTGGGCTGTGACGGAGTTGGCATACAAAAACAAGGTAGTCAAAGTGATGCGTCCTGGCCCTGGAGGGTTGACCTTCATGGACATTATTTCAAGAAGGGATCAAAGAGGGTCCGGGCAAGTGGTCACTTATGCCCTGAACACCGTGACTAATCTTAAGGTTCAACTCATACGCATGGCGGAGGCAGAGCATGTCATTACAAATTTTGATGTTGACACAGTTAGCCAGAAGACCCTGCAGGACTTGAGATGCTGGCTTGACAGATTTGGTGCAGATCGCTTGTCCAGGATGGCAGTCAGTGGTGATGACTGTGTAGTGAAGCCCATTGATGACCAATTCGCCGATGCACTGACCCACTTGAATTCCATGTCAAAGATTAGGAAAGATATAGATGACTGGAAACCATCCCAAGGCTGGGCCTCGTGGGAGGATGTCCCATTCTGTTCCCACCACTTCCATGAACTGATCCTAAAGGATGGACGGTCGATAATAGCACCATGCCGTGATCAGGATGAGCTCATAGGGAGGGCCCGTGTGTCCCCTGGAAATGGATGGATGATCAGAGAAACAGCCTGCCTTAGCAAGGCATATGCACAAATGTGGCTGTTGATGTATTTCCACCGCAGAGACCTTAGAGTTATGGCCAACGCAATCAACTCGACCGTTCCTGTGGATTGGGTTCCAACTGGAAGGACAACATGGTCTATTCATGGAAAGGGAGAATGGATGACCACTGAAGACATGCTGCAGGTGTGGAACAGAGTTTGGATAGAAGACAATCCACATCAGACTGACAAAACACCAATCACTGAGTGGCGAGACATTCCTTATCTGCCAAAGTCAATTGACAAGACATGCAACTCACTCGTTGGAACCACACAACGAGCTTCCTGGGCTAGAGATATCAAGCACACAGTCCATAGAATCCGTGGACTTGTTGGAAATGAAAAATATACAGACTATCTAGCCACTATGGACAGATTCAGGGAACTCGATGAGAGTGGCCCTGGAGAAGTCTTGTGGTAAATTCAACAAAATTTAAGAAACCGGGATACAAACCACGGATCCAGAACCGGACTGGGTCACCTATTGAATAAAACCGGGATATAAACCACGGAGAGGACCGGACCTCTCACTCTGTAAAACCGGGATATAAACGAGCAAGCAGGACCGGACCTGCTTTTAGAGTCAGCCCATCATTTGATGCCATGGCTAAGCTGTGAGGCCATGCTGGCTGGGACAGCCGCGACCACCCGCGCAAAGGGGTTCCTGGTAGGCTCAAACCAGGGTAAAAAGTATTGGGAGCCTCCACCCACCGTTACCGCGCACGGTGGGAAAGATGGGGTCTAGAGGTTAGAGGAGACCCATTCCCTCCCGAGCACACATAGCGGACCATATTGACGCCAGGGAAAGACCGGAGACACTCCTTGATTCTCACCTTTCTCGCCCTAAAGCACAGATTGCTTGAATGCAGGGCGGGGAAGTTGAGAACCAACTAGTGTCT